ATGAAAGTACCAGATATGTTAGAGGACTATCCTCACAAACAGATTGGAGATGCTATCTACTTTCCACACTTAGACAACCAGGTTTATCATAACGGTCCTGGTATATCTTCATCTAATATAAGAAGGTTTAGTCAGAGTCAACTTCATGCACTTGAAGAAGTTATTGAACCAACTTCAGCTATGAACTTTGGATCTGCTGCTCATTCATTGATTGTAGAGGGAGAGGGTGCATTCTTTACAGATGTTGTTTGTATAAATGGATCTCCATACACAAATGCAAATAAACTATTAAAACAAGAGAGTCTTGATAAAGGCTTAACTGTTATTAATGAAAAGGACAAAGATACCCTTTATAGCATGAAAGGTAGTTTAGTACCTGAATCAAGTGCTTATCTAAATCCAGATAAAGACTTTCCCCAGGTTTTAGATTCACCTTATGAAGTATCACTATATTGGTATGAACAAGGTTTGCTTTGTAAAACTAGAGCAGATGTTGTTTTAAATCCGTTTGATATGCCACAAGCAAACAACTCCGTAGTGCTTGTAGATTATAAGACTACTAGCGATTGTTCTGTCAGGGGCTTTACAAACTCTGTTAGACGATATTCTTATGATCTTCAAGCAGCATGGTATAAACGTGGCTTTGAGGTAGCAGGTTTCCAGGTGCATGACTTTGTGTTTGTAGCACAGGAAAAGAAAGTGCCCTTTGCAAACAAAGTATTTAAAATGAACCATACCGATATGGAAGTGGGTTGGAACTATCTAAGTGATTATTTAGAAGACTACAACAAAGTATTAAATGGTCAACCAGCAACAATATATAACAGTCCTAATGTTGTAGAGCTTGATACTGGTAATTTTTACAGGGAGGAATAGCATGAGGTTTTGGAGAAAAGTTCACAACATAATAGATCGAGCTTGGCGACACACTTACGCTTCTATTATGTATTACTTCGATAGTCGCAAAGACGAAGTAGATATTGACTGGTTAAATATGCACAATGATATAATGGAGGATAAAAAAAATGACAGATAATGTTAACCACCCGGCACACTACCGAACAGGATCCGTTGAATGTATAGATGCAATTAAGGCCGCTTTGTCTAGAGAAGAGTTTAAAGGCTACCTGAAAGCTGCAGCTATTAAATATATTTGGAGAGAAGATCATAAAGGTAGAAACATAGAAGATCTTAAAAAGTCTGTATGGTATCTTAATCGTTTGATCAAAGAACTAGAGGAGCAGTAATGGATATGAGTTTCTATGCTGTATTGTGCATAATGTTGCTAATGATTTACGCTTTAATACAAAACAAATAAAAAAGGGGCTTTATGCCCCTTCTTCATATACCACCATTTAGAAAGGTGGGATAGCTTCTTTCGGAGGACTCATGTCAGCGTCAGCTTCTGGCAGATATAATCGGATCTTAGTCTTCTTAGTATTTACCACTCCATTGTCGCCTTCAAACTGATCTTCAATCTGTTCAGTCTTTAACACCAGTCTTTTACCAACAAAGTCGCTATGGTTCTCTGGATACTTCTTAAAGCCAACAGCCTTCGTAAGCCTGGTAAATATTTCCGTGCTTATTCTTTTGTTGTCTTCGTTAGTAGCCCAAAGGTTATACCATTCATTATGATCACGATATTTACCGCCATCTAATTGAAATGTCACCTTTAGCGTATGATTACCTGCTTTAGACTTGTATTTGTCTGTAGCAATAACCTTTGCATTATGTTCTCCATCTGGAGCAAGAGGGACACCACCACCTGATGATAATTCCTCTAAGTTATCAAAAAATTCTACATCACCGAAATCAGACATTTGCTTCTCCTATATTGTCGTTAGTTAATGTAAACCCTAACTTTTCAATTAAGGCTGTTATGTTTGGCTTCTCAAAAGCCTCCAGCTTTCCACTACGATCTTTAGCTTTATAGCCTTGACCATACGTAGTTTGTAGCCATCTAGTTTGGACATTTTTACCGTCCTCGTCTTGGTCTTCAATGATGCGAAGTGCAAGAACTTCATCAAAGAAGTATGTGATTGATTCGCCTAATTTAGTCCCGACCATTTTAGGTGCGTGTCTTAATACGCCATCATCATTAACCACATCTTCTTTACAAAGAAATAATACATGCATATTTAGATCTCTAAATGCACGCATTAAATTTGTTACAGATTCCTGAACATTACCGTATGCCATACGTGGATCTTTGCTACGAGACTTCTCCCATGTCAATAAGATCTCACTTATTTCCGATACTGAATCTAAACAAACTGTATCGTATTGTAATGCTCCAGACTTCAAAGCATTGTGAAGTTCCATAACTTCTGATGCTTCTTTAACTTCAATAGCCTCAACATTGTTTGCATCTTTAATAGATAACAAACCAGCTTCAGCACTTATAACAAGTACCTTACCTGGTGCGGTTTTAGCTAATGTAGTTTTCCCTGCTCCAGCCATACCATATACCAAGATTTTTGCACCTTGATTTTGTACTAACTTTTGCGGAGATACTATTCTATTTTGTATTTCCATATCTACTTCTCCTGTAGTAATAAATTTAACTTGCATATTATATAACACATAGATACAATATGTAAAATATTATTTTTACATTATGTTGAAAAGGAGAAGTAAATGGACAGCATCAATAAAAAAGACCAGACCTGGCAAGCGAATTATTATTTTAGGACAAAGACATTAGCAACTAGAAAACTTAAGGAATTTGAAACAATGGGAATCAAACCAAACCACACCGATAGGAAGGTTAAGAAATATTCATTAAGAGATTACATAGAGTTTTTAGGACAAAAGAAAGCTGCGATAGAGTTTGATTGTTCTGAAGCTTCATGTAAGTCTTGGAGATACGGATATAGACAACCGACTATTAATCAAGCAAAACAAATCATAAGAGCAACTGATGGTAGATTAGATTATGAATCCATTTATGGATCTATATCTGAAATCCTAGACACAGAAGCTTAGTGTGTTTCAGCTCAATATAACTGAGGACGACACATCCTTAGAGCAAGCACTTGCCTATTATGATGAAGGATATAATGTTGTACCTTTACAAAGATCCAACAAAAAGCCACCATCTTTTCTAGGTAGTTGGGAGCAATATAAACAGTCAAGACCTGAAAGAAGCCTTGTAGAATCATGGTTTAAGGGCAGGGACAATTTACAAGTTGCACTTGTTTGTGGTAAGTTTGTGGTCGTTGATGCTGACTCGCCAGAGGCTATGGATTGGGTAGAAAAGAATATGCCTGCCTGTCCATTTAAAGTTATTACTGGTAAAGGTATGCACTACTACTACAATAATCCAGAGAACTACACTACCTTTGCTACAAGAAGAACTAATGACACTCCTATTGAAAGACTAATAGATATTAGAGGAGTTGGTGGATTAATTATAGCACCCTGGAACAGGCACGCTAATGGTCAAGTATATAAACCTGTCACCTTCCCAGATTGGAAGATCTATGATCACAATGATTTACCAGACTTTACAGAGGTTGAGTTTCAAAAGATTACTGGCGTTCCAAAGACAGATACAGGAGTTCAAACTGCACCCTTTTCATTAGATGGTGTATTAGAAGGATCTAGAAATGATGGAGCTGCTAGAATTGCAGGCTATCTAATATCTAAAAGTGTCAATATAGAATTTGTAAAGATCTTTCTACAAAACTGGAACAAAAATAATAATCCACCCTTACCACAAACAGAGATAGATGGCGTAGTAGAGAGCGTCAAAAGTACACACGATAGAAAAAATAAGATAGCACCATTATTCATCCAAGCAACAGAAAGCATCCAAAAACCAAAAGATCTATTTAATCCTCCAGGCCTTCTTAAAGACATGTTTAAGTTTTGTGAAGAGATAGCACAAGTACCACAACCAGAACTATCACTCGTAGGTGCATTAGCATTAACTAGTGTTACCTGTGGTCGTATCTATAGAACCAACATGAATAACTTTTCATCTATGTATTTCATGGGTATAGCTAAGTCAGGTCAAGGTAAAGAAAACATAAAGACATTCGTAGAGGCAGTATTAAACGCATCAGATCATGACAAGCTTGTTGTAGGTGATGGTTATACATCAAGTGGTGCTGTTCACTCTGTATTAAAAATGCGACCAACACAAATAACCATAATGGATGAGTTTGGTAAAAGATTAGAAGCTATAAGTAATTCAGGTAATACCAATAAAGAAGATGGCATACAAACACTTATGGAAGCCTGGGGTCGTTGTCATGGTACTTTGCGACCAGATAACTATTCTCTTATGAATGTTCAAGAACAATACAAAGAACAGATGATGAGCCGTGTTACTCACAAACCAGCAATAACATTGGTTGGCTTATCAGTACCTAAGAATTTTTACAGTGCGTTAAATGGTGGCAGGATTGCAGACGGGTTCCTAAACCGTTTTGTAGTCGTTGAATCTACAGAGCCAAGGAGAGTGGGTGAACTCAAAAGATTCAAAACGCCACCAACCTCTATTGTCAACTGGGTAAACTATGTTAGAAGACAAAGAGGAACTATGAGTGATCTATCTAGAGATAATGCAGAGTTAGATCTTGATCAGATTATTTTAAACTTTGACAGGGAATCAGAAGAGATCCTACAAGACTTTGCTAGAGAAATAGTAAAACGACAAGATATACTTGAAAAAGATAACCTAGAGCCTCTTCTAAGCCGTTCTAAAGAGAAAGCTATGCGTATGGCATTGTTATGTACTCTGGCAACTAATGCTGATGCTATGACCATTACAGGAGATGTAACACGCTGGGCTGTAGATTTTATTAGATACTATGACTTATTGTTTATAGAAGCATGTAGAGACAAGGTGGCAAGTAGTGCAACCGAATCTAAGATTAAACAGGTACTATCATTTATTAGATCCAGGAATGGCGAGGGCATATCTAAACGAGAGGTAGATAGACACGAACTATTTAGAAGTATGAAGTCTTATGAAGTAAAAGAAATTATTGAAAGGCTTAAGAACGCAGGGGAGATACAAGAGGT